AGGAAGGATTTTCATGCGTAAAATGTAAATTATTTCGCTGTCTACTTGACGGGGTGCACACCAATTCGTCCACAAGACAAAATTCTCCTTTTGCATTTTTGAACTTGTGCCCTATTTGGGAACAAGTAAAAGGGTAGGAATAGTATCTCCCGCCAATTTAGCGAGAAGTAAACTCGTGTCAACTTGGCACGAAGTCAGAGCCGATAACTAACAATTTCAACTTCTGATCAATTTGCGCAGAAGTTATTTTTTATTCCCGACAAATTGTCGGGAAGTATATCTTTCCCAACCTTTATATATCGTTTATAACGCTTTCAACGTAAAACAAAGGGTCCATCAATTAACAAAATGCCAATAGACGGACTCTTTATCATATTGGATATTAAAAAAATTTACGATACTGAAGGCAATAAGAGAAACATTATGATGGATACCGTTTCGATTATTTGTATAAGTTCGCTCGGATCATTTTGTGTACTTATTACAGTTTCGAGTTCTTCGTAACAATTAAAGAAAAGTTTTACAACATTTAGCAACTCACTATTTTGCTCATTTGCATTTTCAATCAGTTCGCTTACGAGATCTTCGACCAAAATGAAGTCGTTCCACAATGTATTGATTTGGTCAATCAGCATTTCTGTGTATGCAGTCATACTACAAAGACATTTCTCGTCAATAGACGTCTGAACAATTTGCTGATACCTCTGAATGTATAACTTCATCTCGCCAAGTTTTTTCATGGACTCAATCCACAGCTTCAAAGAATTTGTTGCATTCATTTTTTCAATTAGCACAGGTTCTATTTCACACGGATACATCGGTTTTGCTATTCGGGATTCTTCTGTATCCAAAAGTTTATAGAACGGAATCGAGTACACTGCCGGCGAGAGCACACCAGAAAAAACAGGTACATATGCTAACTCTAAGGATTGCGTTTCCAAATACCATCTATCACTTGATGGCAAAATACTGTTTTTAAATACATCCCTGATCGTCATCACGATTCTGGTGTATTCATTCTCAAGGGTATTATCTTCTTCCATATTGTAATCAACAATGATGTAGGCATGTTTATTACCTTTAAGAAGGGTACCGTTCACCGCCGTAACTGCTTTTGAAAGCGTATCACAAAAATAGTTTGTTCCCTTGCGATATTTTTGTTTTGAATCATAAGCAATGGCGCAACCTTTCGGTTGATTATCAAGCACATAACGCCAAACATTAACTAAAGTAAGAATATTCTCAAGTTCTTGCTTTGCAAAATCTTCATTAAGTGAACTGTATTCGGAAAACAACAATTCATACTCTTTCTGGAAGTCCACGATGGCTTTAGCCGCAGAATAAAGATTAAACATAGCGAGTCTTGGATTCTTAACAATGCTAATATCTTGCTTATTAATTCTTACACGAAGTGTCATGGGACACACAAAACGAAACTGGGGTACCTTGAAAGAGGCGGTTTTATCTGCAATTAAACGATATTTAAACAGGAATAACTGGACGCAAAATAGAATAAGTATGCATAGCGGCCCGCCTCATTCATAAGATAGAGACGGGCCGCTGCTGTGCTCTATTCGAGTTCCGAGCCGATTATCCGGGTACGGGCTTGATTGAGTACATCCTTTAGCTGTGAGGTCAAATCCGGATATTGCCTGATCTGGGCCAGTAAGTCTGCCTCCATCTGGTCAAGGGCAAGCTCCGCTTTCCGTTTGGTGATGTAGTCTGTCCTTTTACGATCAGCATCGGCTTTAATAAGTTGGACGAACAAACGCCCCGCTTTTTCTATCGGCATATCGTTGAATTCTTCCTCAGCGGAGGAAATCTTCTGCAATAGTCCGCTTTTGAGGATGGCGCTGGTGGCCTGGGTGGTATCCAGGTCGGGGTTTCTGCCGATAACATCAATGATATGCTTGGTTTTCTCCAAGTCATCCGCAATGCGCTGTGCTGATTCGACCACCTTGAAAGCGTAGCGGGACAGCGATGATCGGCTGATTTTGTAGCCTTGCCCTGCAAGCCATGCAATGATATCTGAATAGCTCATATTATAAATCATAATGCGCTCGTTGACTTCATCAAGGACAGCCTTGGGGAGCTGATACATCTTTGCGTCTGAGCGCGGCTTTCTGGGCTTACCCATCACAAATCAATCCCCGATTCCGGGTCGCCGCCGTTCTCAATAAAACGAACGCCCTTCGTGGTTAACCGTGCCACACCGTCCTGCTCATAGGCTGTGTCGGGTGTGATCTTCCTGTTGGTGAACTCGATGAAGCCCATATCATAGAGGTATTTCAAGTGCTCCCAAATATCCGGGTCAGAAACCAGCCCGTCCCGGACAAGGCAGTTGGAGACGCGGCGGACGGCCAGAGTGTTATGGTAGCCCTTCACCAGCATACGGAGGATGTATCCTCGGACGGCGGCATTGTGACCGCCGACTTTCTCAAAATCCATGGTCAAAACCTCCTATTAGACATTCCCGTATTTTGTGATATCCTCAGTAGACAGCCCCATCAGCTCGTGAGCCCTGGAACGATGGCGTTGTGTCTGGGAAAGATTCTCGGGGCAAACCTCACCCATAGGTACAACTTGTGGCGCGGTCTTGAGCCAAAGGTTGAAACTGTCCATGTCATCCATTGCAGACTGGAACGCCCAGTCGCGCTGGAAGGGAAGTATCTTCCCGGCCTTCATCGCTTCCAGTACAACACCGTCCGCTTTTGTTCGGGCAATCTCAAATTGATAAGCGTCTGCTTTGAGCTTTAGAGCTTCCTGCCCTTCCAGCAAAGCAGCGACGGCCTGATAGACATCCTCTATGGTGGCGGACGGGTCAAGCTGCAAAAGTGCTGCCAGCTCCGCCAAAGTGCCCTTGCTGCCGTCCTCTATGTTCTCCTGTTCTGCGCTGCCCTCGCCTTCGTTAGGCTTATCAGTACAGGCAATGGGCGACATGGCATCAATGGCGGGGGTGTTGGTGAGGGCCGCAGAGTGGAGCTCAACCGCCCGTCGCGTATTTCTCTGAATCTGAATAACGGGTGACAGATATCGGTACTCACGATTTTTCAGGTAATCTGCTGCCCGATCTGTCCAGTCCACATCACCATAGATACCATCGTTTCTCAGCACGATATTCTTGATCCAACCTGCTGCTGGGGCCTGCACATCCTGTAAAGTCTGGTGTTCATAATCAATAGGGATTTGAAGCTGACGCTCCATGAATCTATTGCGGATAGATCGAAAGGATTCATGATCCACCAGAAAATCCCCTTTTGTACTGTGAACCAGTCCCAAAGGGAGTAGTTTTACCAGCTTGCGGGACATCTGGGGGCTATAGCCGCTTTCTTCAAAAGGCAGGGAGTTGCTCAGAAAAATATACTTGATGTCCATGGCTCCTCCTTATTCCCCAGTAGGCATATCTGCTTCGCCGGTGGAACCAAAGGCAAGTTGCCACAGGCCATACCCGGCATTGTAGCGGGCATCCACACCGTAGATGAATTCTTTACTAAAGAAAACATTGTCATCGCTGGGGCTGTCCTTAGCGACAAGCTGCGGCCTGCGGCGGAGCTGGAAGATAAAGGGCTTGACGGGCCGCTTGGTACACAGCAGGAACCACTGCTCCGGGTTAGCGGCCAGCTCCGGTACTACCAGCAGCTCAGCGGTGCCTTTGTAGATGTTGACCTCCTGGTGAATTTCATTCGCCATAAGGATAGTCCGGGCGATAGCCTCCTTCTGAGGGGCAACTACCAGCAGATCAGGGACGATATTCATCACTTCACCCTGGTCGTTCACCAGACACATCATTTGAGTACGAGCTGCCCCGTAGCTTTCCGGTACAAGTTTGTAAGTTCCTTTGTTACTTTGCGCCTTGGCCTTATGTCCAGCAAAGGCAGGGGTATGGTCATCGCTGATGAAGGGCTTGCCATCGAAACACTTCTCCGTAAAAGAACGGGGGAACAGGCCGAACACCAGCTTGTCCGGGTGCTTCCGGGCACTGTAGGCCAAATCCTGGAACACAGGCTTGTAGACGCCGATGCAGTCATCCTCCAGATCGTTCCGGGGAACAGTCACAGTCGCTTCAAAGTCCTTATTGCGGATGGTGTAGCCGTAGGCGGCCAGGTTTTTGATTTCCCTGTCACCAATCCACTCCCGCATGGAGGGGACAGCTCCCAGCCATGCGTAGTTTTCGTCCCGCGTCTCGCTGGGAACCTCCATAGCCACGCGGGGGTACTGCGCCTCCATTTCATGGAACGCTTTGTTGAACACGGTGTTGAAGCTCTGGAACGCCTCCCGAATTGTGCCGCTGTTGATAATCATTTGGTTTGACCTCCTGTTTAGTCAGATGTGGGGTAAGATGGTTTCTGCCGTACAATTTCCTGAACAAGCCGCTGGGTAACGCCATATCTTTCTGCAAGCTCAGGGATGTTGTAACCGTTATATGCCTCTTTGATTTTCTGATTTCTGAGCGGGCGCAGAATGCTTTCAGCTTGGGGCATATAAAAGGTTGAGCCACCAACCAGCACAGCCAATTTTAGAAGATTGTCCGCTCCGATTTCCTCAGCGATTCTCTTACATATCCCATCAGGCAGCATGGAAGATGTAAGCTCATTTGTCCATGGCTCCAGCATACTATGCACCGCCTTTCATCCAACAAATTGCCTTTTAATAGTAACGCCATTTCTACGAAAAGTCTTGTTGAAACGTTTCTTGGAATTGCTTCTAAGCAAAATTTAGATATGACAGTGAGCAGCAATATCCACTACCCGTTTAATTCGCTATTTGAAGGGCATATACGCCCAGACACTTCTACCCCCGTTATCACGCGCGATAACGGGGGTAGAAACAAAATTATTCATTAAGCTCCTGGAACGCATTCAAAATCTGCTCCGGCAGCTTGGAATCAGAGATATGCCGCTCCATATCAGCCCCAGTCTGAACCCCGATATAAAAGCCCAGCAGGGACGAAGCTGAGACAATGCCGTTGATGGCGTCATCCACCTCACACCGCAACCGCCTGTCGTTGGGTGTCATGCTGCCGATCAGCGCAAAGGCATCGGCCTTCATGCGCTTTATGTAGCTGTCCCTCTCGCTCAGCTCGCCGAATTCCTCGTGGAACTGCTCCCGTAAAGCGTCCAAAACCCTTTTGCTCAACATTTTGTGTTTCCTCCTCACTTCATGCTTTCCAAGGCCAGCCGCATAGCCGTTTTGAAACCGCAAACGAACCGCCGCCGCTCCGCCAAAACCAATGCATCAGAGACCATTTCCTGGTATGCTTCGAACCATTTCTTCTGTTTGGGGTTGAGGCTGTCCACTAAAGCATCAACGCTATCACGGTATTTTTCAGCAATATCTATATCCTCTTGGCAATGAACCGAAGTATACTGCCATAAAATCTCACCCAGTTCCGCGATGGTCTCATTGTTCACTCTGCTGATATCCAGGCTGTCAAAGTTAAACTCTGCCACAAAAAAACGCTCCTTTCAAATTTGGGGACTTGTCCTATCTTGAAAAACAACGAAACGAATGATATACTATATAGGACTTCTTGACAGAAGTTTCCCCAGCACTTGGGCGGCTGTTATTTGCGGTAGCAGCCGTCCTTTTCTCATTTATTCTGTCTGCTGTTATGTAGGCGTTCATGCGCAGACCTCCCCCAAAAGCTGCCGATGGGTATCACGAAGGTGCCTCACGGTGAGTGTGCTCCCCTGGGCAGCGGCAAATTCCGCTGCCACATTATACAGTTTCTTGGCGGTGCGTAAGCTTTCGCCCTGGGCCAGTTTCAACAGATAGCCGATACAGCTTTCACTGAGACCTGGAAACATAGCTTCCATTTCCTCAATTTTGTAATCGTTGTATATCTTTTTGCGGATAACGATCCGGGTGCGGAGTTGGTCAAACTCATAGCTCCGGCGTCCGGCTTTCATTTGACGGTAAATTTTATCATTGCCGGATAGGACGATACCTACCCCGGCCAGATCATTGAGATTGCGCACGGCCTGGAGCGCGTCCAGCGACAGGTGATCGGCCTCGTCGATGATAATCAAGCGGTTTGTCCCGACTAGCTGCTCCACCAGCGTGTTCATGAGCGCCGCTTTCCTGCCCGGAACCTGACGCCCCACCTGCTGGCAAATCAGGCTCAGTACAGCGGTGGCCGATGTGGTACAGGCATTAGCCGTGATGAAGATAACCCCGGTATTCGTTTCAGCATAGTAGCGAAGGGCCGTCGTTTTCCCCGCTCCTGCATCACCGCTCACTAAGGTGATGTCATTGTGCTGGTGCGCATAGAGACATGTAAAAAGAACCTCTCGCGTGTTGTAGAGCTCGGGGTAAAAAGGCGTCTTTGAAACAGTGTTTAAACGCTCTTTACCGATGGTTAGATACTGATTGATGGACTTGGCGACTTCCTCGTTGTCCCCCGCATAACAGCCATTCAGGAACTGCGAGATAACAGACTGGGAAAGCCCTGTTTCGCGGGATATCTGCCGCTGCGATTTGCCGCTCCGCTCCATAAAATCGACAAGGGCGGCTCTAGTTTCAGAAAACATTACATTTCCTCCTATGCTTGCTTTTGGTAGAAGCCTAACAGCGTGGCGCTTACACTCTCCTCCTCTCGAATGCGCCGAGTGGTTTGGGTTCGGTTTAGGATAGCGGAGTTTTCCGCCGCCTGGGGCGCTATATGCTCCACGATATCCGGATCGCCGGATTCGGTGAAGGCTTTCTCCATGAGCTGGTTGCGGGCCACGATTTCGTGAATATCCATTTCTCGGGTTGGCTTGTACTTGGCGACGATGGCTCGGGCAGCTTTCTTCTCCTTTGCGGCCCGGATATAGTCTTCCTCGCTGGTATGCCGGAACGGGGTGCGGATTTTAGCTTCCGCCAAGCAGATCGCGCGGCCCTTCATATCAAAGACGGCCATTTTGTCGATGTTGTCCGGGTCATAGACTACCATGACGCGCTCACCCATGTGAGAGAGAAGTGCATCATGATAATAGTGGTTGTTTTTGATGGAGACACCGCTTTTGTTGACCACCCGCTCCTCGGTATTGCCGCACAGAAGACGAAGGGCATCATGGTCGCTGATAACCCGCTTTACGGCCAGATTTTCGGAATAAACCTGGTCGGGGCATTTGCCTTCCATGTCCGTGCCGCTGTTTGGGGTTCGATTATACTCTGCTATATAGTCGGACAGCAGCCTTATGAATTCATCCAGCGTGGGGGCAAGGGGCAAAATCTTCTCGTTTGGGATTTGCATTTCTTCCGGCCTGATTTTGGCGTTGCAGCCCGTGTAGGTCTTGAAGCGGCGGCTAAAGCGGTTGGTGAATGTGCCGAAGAACCGCTCCACGGTCTTAGCAGCACCGTGATAGGGAGTTGCATATATCGTTCCTATCCCCAACTGATTCACCAGCGACATAGGATAATCCTTGCTGAAACTGCTGGAGCGGTAGTCTTTGCCGTTGTCGAAGTACACCTCATTGGGTACGCCGTTTTGCTCGACACCCAGGCGGAAGCATTTCTTTACAGCCGTTGCGTTGGGGTCTGCATTTCTGACAAGAAAGGACATAACCCGGTTAGAGCGGGCATCAAAGAAGACTGTCAGCCACGGGCGGATAACCTTTGTCCCGTCTGCGCTCTTTACGAAAATGTCTACCAGATGATGGTCTGAGAACCAGATATCATTAGAGGCGATATCCAGCTTGCTGCGCTCCATGTAGGGAAGGGCGTCATTGAAAGCTTTCGGTCCCTCACGGTAACAGAGAATGGCATAGTAGGGAATCGTCTGGACCTTTCGTTCAAAGGCTTTATAAGACGGAATATCGGGATATTCCATGCTGGTAATGTGGTGGCAAAGGCGGACAGACCGCTTTTGCTGGGTCATATAGAGTGAGTAGAACAATTCCCATGCATCATCAGGAATTGTGTCTTTTCCCCGGTTGTACCCTCCGCGTCGGTCAATCAGCTCCGTCACATCTTTTCCCTGGTATTTGTGCTGCCAGCGGAACAGCTTGCTTTTGGTGATAGCGTCCTCGATAGGATTATTTGAATTGAACCAGGATACAAAATCATCCGGTGACAGGCCCATTTGATGGTACTGCTCCACAACCCAAGCCTTGGAATTGGCCTCGTCCCGCTGTTTGCCTGTGAATTGCAGGATATCCTCGGGAGGAGGTACTTCCCCGCGATACCGGGCCTGTGCACTCTCTGGAAGTGATTCTAGGGCGATGCGCAGTTGCTTGCCGCCCCGCCCCTTGCCATTGACATGGCGGGTTTCATATTTATTTTGTTGTGCGCCAAGTTGAACTGCCCGTTCGGTCACATGAAGGGCTTGTGCCGCTTCTCTGACGGATAGCCATGTCAAAGGGACTCACCTCCTGTCAAACTAAACTTATGCTATGCAAACAGGAAAATTTTCATTGACCAAATCGAAATCCCTAAGATTCCTTGCCCAATAAGGCCGAGACCAGATCAAAAGGGTCAAGGCCAAGCGGCTTTGCAATCTGTTTGAGAGCAGCCAATGTCGGGATAGCACGACCGTTGATGACGGCACAAAGATAAGTTTTTGATAGCCTCGCTTCCTGTGCGAGCCATTTCTGTTGTTTGCCAATTTCCTTCAGTCTCTTACCAATCAGTGTACCCAGAGGCGGCTTGTTGTTAAGATTGGTAGTCCTGGACATTTTGTCACCTCCTATTGATTTTTTTAACAGTTCCCGATATAATTAGTTATCTGGTTTCATTATAATATTAGTTTCTGATATTGTCAACTCGTTTTTATCGGATTCCGCTAAGGAGGGATATTATGTCAACAGTTAACGAACGGTTTAAAACCATTCGTAAAGATTTGGGTTTTAATCAGCAACAATTTGCGTCTGAATTGGGAATTTCACAAACCCATATTTCCGGTATTGAAAACGGAAGAGATAACCCCTCTATGAGTTTACTCAAGCTTTTGTGTGCTAAATTTTCAATTAGTGAAGAATGGTTAATTGACGGTGTAGGTACTCCCTTACCTACTTGGGACATAACAACCGATGAGGGTGCCCTTTCAAAGTACAATGTACTAAGATCTACTTTTGAAAAGGAACTCCGGAATTCAACTGGTGAATCCTTAGTGAGCATGGTACAATCCTTCTGCTATTTAGCGGGAACATTAAACACAGGAAAGCTGAACCAGCAAGATGCAATTGTATATCGTAAGGCTATTTGTTCTGTGATGGATGAGTTAGAGAGACTTACGGCGATGGTATCCCCTGATTCACTTAAACCTTCCAAAAACGATGCTATGGGTTGGGTTTCTGTAAAAAATTCCTGTGCTAAGTCTCTTGAAAACATCAACCAATTTGTTAAGAGCGCCGTCAATATCTTTCTTGAAAAGTATGGGGAAGAAATGAAACTTTAACTTGAATAAATACTTGTACTTTATGGATAATTATTGATTTCGTTTTGCATGTCTCTTTTTCGTTAATCGTTTCGTTATATAAGAGTACAAAAACCCCGCAAGGCCTTTATTCCCAAGTCCTTGCGGGGTTTTTGGCTCTTTTTTTGATTTTCGTTAGTCGGGTAGTAAATAGCGTTTTGCGTGTCCCTTTTTCGTTAGTCAAAATAGCCTCTATCCATACGGCCCCAAGGATTTGACAGCAACTTTCTGGCTAACGAAATAATAGCGTTTTGCGTGTCTCGCTACACGAAGAACTTCAATAAACTGATTATAAAAATTATCCAACGAGGAATACACATCATTCAATCGTTTTCTAAATTTCTCATACTTACTAACCGAAAGCAATTGACGCATTGTAAAATACTCTGCAACAGGGCTTTTTGCGTTTCCTTCAGAATAAAGACAGTACGGATCAACAGCAAAAGTGGGAAGTCGATTTTCGGCAAAGGTGTGTTCTTTAAATACTTTTAGCCGATCATCAACCCTTTTTCCTCGATCCTGTGTATATCTCCCTTTTCTGTATACATCATCAATGAGCTTGATTGTTTCAACAATCAAATCGTTGACATTACTTCTTATCTCATCAATATCAGCCACATATTCCTGCCAAGAAGAAGGACGTAAGCTATAATCTATTCGTATTTTTGTCCATCCATTCAATTCAGAAACCCATGTATTTGGGCGCTTACTCTTATGGATGTGAAGTTTATGGTCTAAAGCTTCAATCCCCAGATCACGAAGAAGATCAACACCAATCAACTCAATATCGATATACTCTTTCTCTGGATATAGTTGCTTTAAAATATCCAGCATTTTAATTCGCCAATACTGATTTGTGTTTTTGGTGTTCTCAGGAATCGTTGTTTCTGTCGAAAGAGGCGGAATGAATTTACATGACACTTCATCGCTTGTAACCGAAAAAGTAAGTACTTGCATTTCACGGATAAGCCTCTCCACGAATATATCTACAGCAGCCAAATAACTTTCCTCTAAAGCAGGATGTTCAAAGAGCCCACGTATTGCATCCGCAGAGGGTTGGAGTTCCCCAGCGTATATACTGGTAACTATTTCATCAACCTTGAAGGGCAATGTAACTTTCCTATCTCGCTTTGCCATCCAAAATAGTGCATATCCAAACGATGAACGTTCAGTATCTGTATTAGGCAAAAACGATGGTATTTCACTATTATTTATAAAGCAATCTGTTGCTTCATAATTGATGGAAAGTGAAGTTAGTGAATTTTTAACCTCATCGATGGCATTTTGTAAATCTACCTTGTTGAAGATAGACAGATCTTTTATCCCATCTGCAATTAGCTCATCGGATCGTTCAATACCAGAAAGATCAAGCGGCAAGAAACAAAGCCATCCTTTGCCACGTTTTGCTACCAGAGAGCTAATGAATGTCATGTTGCTCTCAACATAACGCTTTGCATCTAACCAAAGCATTGACCTAATAGCATTTGCATATCCTACCCAGTCACAGAACTTTATTTGAGAGAGTCTCTGTACATCTTTGATATCATATTGTTGATTAGAGAAATAATCTAACAGAACAACTCGCACATTTTGCGATGATATACACGGCAAAGCTTTGAATGCAACTTCTCTGGGGTCGGTGCAAATCTGATTGCATAACGCATCAAAAACAATTTTCGCACGCACCGGATGAAGTGCTTCGATGGTGTTATCATCAACTACCCTGATTAGATATTCGCCTTTCAGACGTCTAATAGCAGCGTGCATTGTTGAACAATGAATTTCATTTTTTGCTGCAACAAGATTAACGGTACATCCTAATCGCCCAGCATAGCAAACCAACTGAAGTAATTCTAACCAATCATCAGAAATACCTTCTCGCAGCAATGCATCTACCTGGTCCTGGAGTCGCTGTGCCAAAGTCTGATTATTTGTCAGCAAATATACAAATTCAATCAATGGTCCTTGACCACCGAAGGTTTGCCATGCTTCTTCAAAAGTTCTGTGCTCAGCGTGAGGCTGTGTTTCTGTAAAAGAACTATAAATACGTGCAGCTTCTTCTTTTGATAAAGCCAACTCTATAATCCCATATTGGATTGCTTTCCCACTAATAGGTGTTCGGTTATAGTCTTCATCCCGGATGGAAATAAGAACTGGAATGGAAAGGCCTCGAGATTGTAACTCTTGAAGTAAAAATGCCCAAAGTGTTTCGCCTGGTTGTACATCGATATAGATGATGAGGTGCTTATTGTGCTTACCCAGACCTTCTAACGCTGAAACTAAATTTTGTGCTTGGCCTTCGTTAGCAATGGTACGTACACAAAACACCCAGCCTTCAGGATATGTATCAATTAAGTAGCGATAACAAAGGGTGGTCTTTCCTTGACCAGATACGCCCTTAAGAATTGCGACTCCTTTACTGTTGATTACAGCTTGAATCTCTTCCATCCAATAATTTCGTTTGAAATCGAAATTGTTACGAATATGCGTAGGATGTGCAGACACACCTTGTAAATACTCTTTTTCCAGTTGTTTATGATCGCCATTTAGTTGCAATTCATCTAAGCGAACAAGAGACTTGTTATATTCCTTGTAAAATCCATCTAATGCGGCAATATTTGTTCCAATTTCATGGATCTTTTCTTGCCATAATTTTAGTGTTGTGTATCCTTTGCCCTTTGATAGTACAGAAATATGATGAATTAGTAGTTCTTTTGCCAATGTAGGTGCAGACATTACGGGAACATACTCACTGATTTGAGTCTGAATATTTAACTCTAAATCATCAAGATTGACTTTTTCAAAATGCACAGAATCAATCAACCATGCTGCGTCCTCTACGGATAAACCATGTTTTTCTACAAGCTTTTTCGTTATAGCTTTTTTGGTATTTGTATTTCCTTTTTGTACTTCCTGCAGTTCAGCACCAAGAGCGTTAAAGTGGACAACCTTAATACATCCGAAAGATGGATTTTGTTTGTGTAAGCTACACATGCGATTAAAGAATCCTTCGCCGCTCTGGGAAGTTTTTGTAGCAGCAAGACTTGAAAGCGTTATATCGGCTGATATGTTCTTGACCTGAACAGCTTCTACTACAGCGCCATTCTTTTTGACTACCAAATCCTCAATATCTTCCGGGTAATACTCGTATCCGCCTTCATCGGAAATGAGTCTGGATGCAATATAAAGCGTTTGAGATGAGAACCCCTTCCACGCAGCTTGTGCTCCTACATCTGATTTATAAAAATCGACCACCTTTTCACCTCCTTTTTTTACACTGATCCTAAATTTGAGTTCCCTCCTTAAAATGCTACTTATATTCTGCATACTTTTAATTTTTGCTCCTGTATAATGAAGAATATAAGTATCGTTCCCAAGGAGGTAGGTTCATGGATTATTTTAATATACTCGGTGCTAATGTTAGAGCCTTACGCATCGAACGAAAATTAACTCAAGAGCAATTAGCAGATCTTTGTGACCTCCACCGCACTTATGTAGGTGCAATTGAGCGTGGCGATCGCAATGTCAGTCTAAAAAATATAGTAATAATCGCTCAAGCACTAAATGTTGAGCCTTCCGAATTACTGTTATACAAAAAAGAACTAAAGGAGTAATGACTATGGAATTTTGTCATAAAGTAATACCTACAAGATCACAGTATGCCGATGTTGCAGAACATAAATGCCATTGTCCTAAAGGACATTCAGGAAAATGCGAAGAGTTTCCCTTTTTAAATCATCTTAAGTCTATCAACAAACAGGTCGCAGAAAAGATTAAACGAGATGCCACTATGACTACTGGCGCCGCTTGGAAAAGTGCCGATGCAGGTCCTAATCGAATTCTTCGATGGGTAATGCTTCTTGATGACGAAGAATTACTTAAATACGGTATCAATATGGCTGAATTGAAACCCGGTGTCATTGCTAAATTGCGTGAGAAAGCTGCAGACTATGATTCCTGTACCTTAGTGGCGGCAAAGCTTACATGGCTTGTGTATCAAATGGAGAACGCTCCAGAAGCGCCTATGGCCATTAAAGAATATTTGGAAGATATCTTTGGTACGATGGTTCCCAATACGACTCGTTGTGTTATTTGTCGTTTGCCATTAGATTATGAATTGTTCTCAATGGCTGCCAGAGGAAAAGCAGCCATTGAGACTTGCCATAAAAACCCTCGTATGCACAATCCAGAAAATGTAGGGTTTGGTCACCGTGAATGTAATATTGCGCAGGGTGCAAAAACCTTAGATGAATTCTATCAGTGGATTGAGGCGATCTTAGCTCGAGTAGAAGAAGAAAAATCTTTATAATTCAAAAGAGTTCTCGTTCTGTTTCAGCATAAATAAACATTCCGCACGCATTTCAATGTTTCGTTGGAATGCGTGTATTTTTTCTTTCCATTCCTTTGTTCTTTCAGGAATTCGGATACTAATTTCTTGAATTCTATTGCCTAACGTTCCAAGTGTAGACTGTATAAAGATTAAACTTCTAACCTGTTCCTGAACTTCGTCTGAGTTCAGACAATACAGAAATTCATATGGGGAAAACGGTGCAGCTTCGGTTAACGAAAGAATTTCTATATGGCTTTGAATCAAACTTTTGATATTGTATTTTGTAATAATTGCTGTTTTTCCGATCCTATATCTACCATCTGCAATGAACAGGATATCACCAACGGACAAATTTTGTTGAGGAGCATATTGTTGATAAATCTCCTCGCTTACTGAATTTGTTGGATCGCTAGATATTTCAAAATTAATAATATCTGAGGTTCTAACAAAAGGAATCGAACCTGTTCCATATGCTTCGCTACCAACTTCTTTTCCGCTTTTCCTCTTTAAGTACCCTTTTTGAATCATTTCACCAATTGATATATATTCATCAGGGTTATGATGTGTAGCTTTTCCTGCTAAATATCTCGGAACAAAATAATTGCCTATCAACTGCACTTTTTTCCAAACTTTTTCATCTGGATCATTCATATATGTCTGGGCTATTAATTCGAAATCATTTGGTAATGCTTCATTGACAGAGTTTGTAATTCTTCCTCGTTTATCGTGCCCACAATTTTTAGCAACAGAAACAATTATCTCATCAGAAAATTCGATTCCTTTTTGATATATCAAAACATTGGTCTTTGTATCTGTCGACGGTTGGAATGTGTTTCTTGGACAATCAATCATAGCCAAAACTTTACCGTGTTTTTTTAGATATGCCCAGATATATCCTAATGACTTATTGCCGAAAATCCCCTCTGGCAGAACAATAGCCATTGTTCCTCCTGGCTTAAGCATACGAACACATAGCTCTAAAAACAGAACTTGTGGTGCTTGGTTTTTCACTATGGTATTTAACCTATACCATGTTTTGTCTTTCTCTGAATATGTCCAGTTGTAGCCAAATTCATATAAGCGAAGCAAAGAGTCATCAGTGATGCCGATTTTAGCTCCAAACGGTGGGTTTGTAAGAATTAAATCTGCACTTTCAACTAAATTATACAAGTCACTATCAGGAGATAAAATCTCTAAAGAATTTCTATTGAATACTGCTGAATTACCATGGCTGATAATCTCGGTTGTAGCTAACGCCATATCAGCCATATCTCTATCTTTATCTACGCCAATAAGACGAATGCTCGTCTCATCTATACAATCAACAGATTTGGCATATGTATATGCTTCTGTTAAAAAACCGCCGGTTCCACAAGCGGGATCAATAATTACACTTTGATTTTGGGGATTTACAATACGCACCATGCATTCGACCAATTCTTTTGGAGTAAAAAACTGTCCCTTATCCCCCCTGATTCTCGGCCCAATTATAGCTTGGAAAGCATCCCCTATGATATGGGACGGCGCATCAAGTAAAGATATGTTACTCAACGTGTTAAGTACAACAGCAATATCACCATCGCTTAAAGAAAAATCATCGTATTGCTCGCAACTTTGCGGGTATTTTTCCTTAAGCATTCTCAGTAGTTCTTTCCCGGAAAAACTGCTAATATCTTGAATATTGTCCTGTTCTGCTATTAATTTACACAAAAGAACCTTGGTAATATCGGATACAATTCTTTCGGCACGGCTCGTACTGCTATTCGAATATAGCTGATAGTAAATACTTTTGAAACATGAATTATAGTCAAAAGACAATTGTGTCGTATTGTCCATACGGTTACCTCCAATAATGCTATATGAATATTATAGTCATCATTCCACATTGTGTCAACCGTTCAAATAAGAAAGTCGGATAGGAAAGGATCAGTATCACTATAACCAGTATTATTACATTGTGATTTTCACGGTTCTTGAATTGTGAATCCACAGAGAAAAGGCTGACCAAATAGGACAGCCTTCATTGCAATTTATGGGTTTAGTTGTAACTCAGTTCAGGAGCAACCACTGCTATTTGCGTATTGATTAGAACAGAGGACAATAGGAGCTGCATTTTGCTCTCAAATGTCTCAGAGAACTGATGCTGACATTCTTCTGGCTTCGGTAAACTCTCATTCATGGCAAGCGCCAATTCCTCAGCCACCTGTTTCAATAATTTCTCGGACAACATATCACCCCCCTCATATTCGTTTAACTATAATAACGATTGAAAACACCGATTTTGGACAGACGGAAAATATTTTTTGCATTTTGATAGATACAAAATGCCACCCGAAGGATCGCTCCTACGGGTGGCATCAAATCGTCTATGTTCTTTATTCTTCCATGACTTCCAACATCATTCTGGCACCCAGCTTAAAGCTGTTCTGGAATATCAGGCACTCCGTAATGGTTTGATGTTCTCGGACACAATCCGTGTATTTCTCGAACAATGTTTTCTGTTCGTCCGTCATAGCTACTCGGAGTTTTTCTTCATTCCGGCAAATCAGTTCCTGTAATTTCTTATACTCTTTACAGGAAGAAGTATCGTAGTCGGTAGGCTCAATATTGCCGTACCAAAATTCTTCAAGAATTTTCATACGATGTCCTCCTCATAGACCAGTTCCCGGAGGACGCTTTCTTCCGCCTGTGCTTTCAAACTATTCATATGTGCTACCCATACAAGCTGCTGTGTTGCCTTGTCTGGAGCAGGATTATTCGCCAACAACTCCTCCATCAGCAACTCCATTCGCTTTACACAGGTCTGCTGTACTTCCCACAGATGCAGAAACAGCGTTTCGTTCAAGATCATATCGTTGAAAAGTATCGGTTTATTCTGTTCAAGGAATATTCTACGCATCCTGCCATATTTGCCAAGTATCTGTGCTTCTGTGTGCGCTAATCTGATGTCGGGGATAAAATAATCACCGCATTGGGTATAAGTTAAGTTCTGAGCCATAATCGCACCTCCAATCAATCTGCTGTTTTCATTTAGATTGTACTGGATGGAACAGGAAAAGGGAAGTTTGTCGCATACACAAATGAGCGATACCTGGTCATTCAAACCAAGTATCGCTCATTTTCTTTTTTGCTAACCTCGACTGCCAGATGCCATAATCATTGAAAATTTGTTGCTTCCTGTATTATGGGCACCCAGCATTACCGGAGGGGCGGATGACTACCTGCGGCTACTGGTGGAGGAGATCATGCCGGAGGCGGAGAAAGAACTGCCCGGCCCTCCGGCGTGGCGGGGGATCGCCGGGTACTCCCTGGCGGGGCTGTTCGCCTTGTATGCCATTTGCCAGACGGATGTGTTCTCCCGGGTGGGGTGCATGTCCGGTTCTCTGTGGTTTCCTGGTTTCAAGGAGTACGTCTTCTCCCACGAGCCGAAGCGCTGGGCGGACTGCATATACTTCTCCCTGGGGGACAGGGAGGCCAAGACCCGCAATCCGGTCCTGAAAACCGTTCAGGAGAACACAGAGGCGATCCATGCCCACTTTCTGGCTCAGGGGATCGACACGGTGTTCCAACTGAATCCCGGCAACCACTTCGTCCAGGGGATCGAGCGCACCGTGGCCGGTATCCGGTGGTTGCTGGGCAGGTAGGGGATGGCTTTCGGCCCTTATTCTTTGTATAGCGTGTGAGAATTTGATACGCCCACAGCGCAAAAACTTCCCGGCCGGGAGCGGCGGTTGCTGCCGTCCTGGCCGGGAAGCGCTTTTTGATTCCAACAATGAGCAAGAGGCCCGCGGAGCCATGGCCTGGAGCCGCCACAGTTCACAACAAACGCAGCTCCTTGACCTTCTCCATCCGCTGGATGACCGGGACGCCGAAGGGGCACCGCTTCTCGCAGTTCCCGCAGGCGATGCAGTCCTCCGCCCGGGCGGTGAGGGCCTGGTAGTGGGCCCGGATGGACTGGGGCACCTGGGGCTGCATCACCGCCAGGTCGTAGAGCTTGTTCACCATGGCGATGTCGATGCCCTTGGGGCAGGGGGCACAGTGGCCGCAGTAGGTGCACTGGCCGGCGTAGGCGTGGCGGGGGGCGCCGGCCAGGGTGCTGGCGTAGTCCCGCTCCTCCTCGGAGGCCGTCTCATAGGCTGCCGCCGCCAGCACGTGCTCCGGGGTGTCATAGCCCGCCAGGATGCTGG